AAGAAAATGTAGGTAGTGCAAGAAAAGAAGATATAGGTATTATGAGTAGAGCATTAGGTGTTTATCCTGTTAGAATTAACAGCAGTTTAGTTACTGCCCAGTTAAGAGATAGGTACTACTGGAGTAATATAAGAACTAAAGAAACTATGTTTGATATTACTACTGATATACCACAGCCAAAAGATAGAGGTATAATGTTTAAAGATATTATTACAAGTGGAGAAGTTAATAGAGAAAAATCTAAATGCTTATTAGCAGGTTTATATAATTCATTTTCTTATAAAGATGAAAAATCTAAAGAAGCTCAACACTATTTAATTAATAGAGAAAAGTTTGGAACATTATTAATTTATGAAAATGACTTTATTAGAACTGTTAACCAAATTGAAATGGAAAGATTACAAGGTTTCCCTGATGGATATACAAATATTTTATCTCAATCAAAAGCAGGTAGTTTATTAGGTGATGGTTGGACTTTACCAGTAATAGAACATATATTTTCATTTATAAAAAAATAAGATATGAATAACTATAATATTTACGAAGTAATAGATATACTATACAAACAACCTAAATGTTATCTTTGGGATAAACAGTATAACCAATGGGAAGAAGATGATTTTAAATGTTTACAAACTATAGTAGATAATACTTACGATGGTAAGATAAAAACTAAGAAAAGAAAAACAATAACAATACTATCACCAGATAAAGAATTCTATACCTTTACTACATATAAAGAAGCAGCTACCTTTTTAAAAGTAAAACTACCTGTAATATCAATAGCAGTAAAGAAAGGATATAATATTAACGGACACAAAATAGTTTAAGATATGAATAGCAAACAAGAAAGAATACTAGTAGAAATTAGCTCCTGGTTAATTATAATATCAATAATAGGTTTAATAATATATAATACTATTTAATATGCCAGATATAGCTATGTGTAAAGACACACTATGTAAGTCAAAAGAAACTTGCTACAGGTTTAAAGCAACACCTAACAAGTATAGACAAGCTTATTTAAATACAAACAGAGAAGAAGACGCTGTTAATTGTAATATGTATTGGGAATATTGTTATAAATGCCATCAATTTAATGGAGTACACAAATTAAGTTGTTCAAGTAAGAAAATAGAAATAAGATTATGAAGCCAAAACAATCAGAACTACAAAGAATATTAAGAGTAATAAACTTCTATTATAAAAGAGGTTGTAATAAAGAATCAGTGAATAGTATTTATAAAAAGATACTTGCTAATAGATTTAACAATTAGTTATTTATATTATTTTTAAATTGAATAAACAAGTTATTTCAAATGGAAAATAAAAGAGGTGGGGCAAGAGATGGAGCTGGTAGACCAAGTAAAGCTGCTGAAGTAGCATTAATAGAAAAGCTAACTCCATTAGAGCCATTAGCATTTGCTGCATTAGAAAAAGGTTTAGAGCGTGGTGACTTTAAGTTCACACAATTATTCTATAACTACTATGCAGGTAAACCAAGAGAAACAAAAGATGTAACTCTTACAACTGAGCAACCTATATTTGATTTAAACGATTTAGGCGACTTGTAATAAACGATAATGGAATTTATAGTAACTACTGCTTTAAAGAAGCTATTGCGTCTTAAAAAGCGTATAAAGGTTGTTAGAGGTGGTACATCTGCTTCTAAAACATTTTCTATTTTACCTATACTTATAGACAGGGCAATTAAAGCACCTAACTTAGAAATAAGTGTAGTATCTGAGTCTATACCACATTTAAGAAGAGGAGCTTTAAAAGACTTTTTAAAGATAATGATGGCACTAGGTAGATACACAGACAATCAGTTTAATAAGTCAACACTTAAATATACTTTTGGTAATGGTAGCTATATTGAATTCTTTAGTGTAGATCAACCTGATAAACTAAGAGGTGCTAGAAGAAATGTACTTTATGTTAACGAGTGTAACAATGTAGATTTTGATTCTTACTATCAATTAGCAATTAGAACAAGTGGTGAGATATGGTTAGATTATAACCCTAGTAGTTTATTCTGGGTAGACAGAGAAATAATAAACCAAGAAGATGTAGATTTTATTACCCTTACTTATTTAGATAATGAAGCATTACCTGAAACTATTGTAAAAGAAATTGAATCAGCAAAAGAGAAAGCTAAAACTTCTAGCTATTGGGCTAATTGGTGGCAAGTATACGGACTAGGTTTAACAGGTTCTTTAGAGGGTGTATGTATACCTGATTGGCAAGAAATAAACTTACCTGCAGAAGCTAGGTTATTATGTTACGGAATGGACTGGGGGTATAGTAATGATCCAACAAGTTTAATAGCTATGTACAAGTATAACGATGCTTTTATATTTGATGAGTTAGTTTACCAAAAAGGTTTGCTTAATTCCGATATAAGTGACTTACTTAAAACAAACCAAGTTAACGATATAATATATGCTGATAGTGCAGAGCCTAAATCAATAGCTGAGTTAAACAGTTATGGGCATAATGTATTACCAGTTAGCAAAGGTAGAGATAGTATCGTATATGGTCTTAATTTAATTAATCAAAATAAGGTTTATGTTACAAGTAGAAGTAAGAACTTAATTAATGAGTTAAGAAATTACGTATGGATGGTAGATAAACAAGGTAACAAACTAAATAAACCTATTGACGCTTACAATCACGCTATAGATGCTATGCGTTATGCTTTAACTTCACAACTAGAAAACCCACACAAAGGTAATTACTTTGTTTACTAATGACTTACGGAGAAATAATAGCAGTTATACAATGCTACATACATCATAGTACAGGAGAAGAAGTACAGATTAACTTACCTAGAACTGTAGGTGAAATTAAAAAGATGAAAGCTATGTACGAGGTAGCTATTCAAATGTTAAAGTTTTGTTAAAGTTTTTTGTGGTTTAAAAAAGGTTTATATCTTTACACCATAATTAAAAACACAAACTATGAAAACATTTATCAAATTCTTTTTACAGAACAAAAGACCACAGCTTACATTTGCTTATTTAGTTTTAATTTATATCATAACTCAAATAGCTAGAATATGATTTTATTTTATAGAGACCCTACAGAAGAACACGAGGAGTTTTGGGATCCAACACCTGAGGATAGATTTTGGCATAATGAAGATAATGAAAGTTCAGCAGCTAAAGTTTATGTTAAAGAACTAGAAGCTAAAGTAACTAGCACAAGAAAAGAACTAACTAAGCTAAGAGATTATTTTAAAACAACAAATCAAATACTATTGACAAATGAGCTTGAAGCAATACTTAAAGGACTATAACAAAACAATGGAAGCTTTTAAATGGTGTGTAGAAAACGGAATAACTATTTATCCTATATGCTTACAAGATTATTATAACGAGGGTAAAAGAAAGATAAACAAAGTAAAGATAGAAATAAACATAAACGGATCTAAGATACAAGGCAAACAAGTGTACAAACAAGATCAAGAATTGCACGATAAAATAAGTGAACTATATTTACACTATAGAGAAAGAGCTTCATAATTAGTTAGGTTAAATTGGTTGAGAGGGTAGTCAGAAATGGCTACCTTTTTTACTTTATACAAATAGCTTAATTAGTTATTTTTAAAATAAAAATGAAAGTAGAAATTAATGTACCTGAAAATCTATCTGAAGTAAGATTAGAGCAATACCAAAAGTATGTTAAACTTATTACTGACAATGAAGTTTCTGATTTCGTAAATCAAAAGACACTAGAGATATTTTGTAACTTACCTTTAAACGATGTTGTTAAAATTAGTTATAACTCTGTTGATGAAATACTAAAACACTTAAATACTTTATTTGCTAAAAAATACTTTCTTAAACCTACATTTGAATTATACGGAAAAGAGTTTGGGTTTATACCTAACTTAGAAGATATTACATTTGGTGAATATATAGATTTAGATACTTATTTAAAAGATGTTTCTACTTGGCATAAAGCTATGGCTGTGTTATATAGACCAATAAAGAAGAAGATAAAAAATATGTATCTTATAGAAGATTACAATGGATCAGATGGCTATTCTGAAGTAATGAAAGATGCTCCTATAAATATAATGCTTGGTGCTGTGGTTTTTTTTTACAATTTAGGCAACGAATTACTGAGCGCTACGATGGACTATTTACAAGTTCAGATGCAGGAACAACTATTGACTACACAAGAGAACAACAATTTGCAAGTAAATACGGATGGTATCAATCGATCTATGGAATTGCTAAAGGAGATATCACAAAATTCGATATTGTCACCAAGCTTCCATTACATCAATGCTTAACTTGGTTAACATTTGAAAAAGAAAAACAAGAAATAGAAATATCAAACATAAAAAGAAATGGTATATAATTTAATACAAACAATTAAAAACGCTTTATTAGCAGAACCTTTTTGCAATACAGCTACTGAGGGTGATATATTCGAAGTTGATTTAAACAAACGAACTATATTCCCTTTAACGCATATAATGATTAATTCATCTACACATCAAGGTAATGTTATTTCTTTTAATATTACTATGCTTTGTATGGATGTTATCAATCAAAAGGAAAAAGATAATAAAGTAGATATTTGGAATACACAACATTTATTAGCTACTAGAGTTTTAGATTTACTTAATAGAGGTGATTTAAGAGATGGTAGTTATGAATTAACAGGTAACCCTACTTATGAGCCATTTACTGAAAGATTTGAAAATGATTTAGCAGGTTGGGCAGTTACATTTGATATAGTAGTTAAAAACGATATGACTATTTGTGGTGATACAGTTTCTATTTATAGTCAAGTAGTAGATTTTTCAGAAACACCAATGAACTCTATTGTTTATAGATGTGATGGTAACTTTTTAGCTGCATCTTATGGTAACAACGAAAACAACCTAACAGATTTAATAGCTATGTTTAATTCAGAGCCACCAGTAGCAAATAACGCAACGTTTTTAGAGTATGGTGTTTGTTATGATAATGGAGATGGTAGAGTTAGAATGGAGATGACGCAACAAGCTTATAATGCACTTTCTTGTAATGGAAGTTTAACTCTTGATGTTATTTACGATTAATGCAAAACCAAAAAGAAACATACAATTATTTAAACAAGTTTGCTAAATATGTAATACAGCAAAGTAGAAGCAACTTAACTAAGCAAGGTAAGAATGTAAACAAAGACCTTTATAATAGTTTAGATAGTCAAATAGAAGTTAGCAAGAATAGTTTTAGATTAACTTTTTTAATGGAAGATTACGCTATATTCCAAGATAAAGGAGTTAGTGGTACTAGAAAGAAATATAATACTCCATTTAGTTATAAATCTAAAATGCCACCTGCAAAACCTATTACTGATTGGGTTAAAAAAAGAGGGTTTCAATTTAGAAAAGCAGATGGTAAGTTTATGAGTTATCAGCAAACTAGTTACTTAGTTAGAAGTGCAATTTATAAAAATGGTATTAAACCAAGTTTATTTTTCACTAAACCATTTGAAGCAGCATTTAAAAACCTACCAGATGAAATAGTAGAAGCATTTGGTTTAGATATAGAAAATTTAATGAAACATAGTTTAAAAAATATAAAATAAAATGAAAGTATTTAATTGTAGAAGTCCGTACATTATTAGTATAGATAATGGTAATACACAAATAGCAACTAAGCTAGAAATAAAACTTTGGCGCGTAGGTAATTTAGAAAGTACTGCTATAACTAAAACTATTCAAAAAACTAAATTTGGTCCTGATCAATATGTAAATTATTATAATATAAGTCCATTTGTTTATGACTTAATAGATACGTTTAATGATACTATTTTAACATTTGCATATAATATTAAAGTAACTAAATATTCTGATACTGGTGAGGGCTTTGAAGATATAGGTAATGAGTATTTAGTAGCTGTAAATGGTTATAATGATTACGAAAACCCTAATTACAATTATACTACTGCTTTAGCTTTATTAGGTAACTATGGTAATGCAGTAAATTATTTTTACAATACTAACACTATACCTAATATAGATTTTATTATTGACTTTACTGATACAACAAGTGATTTTTCAATAGAGTATAATACTACTGCTTTTGTTGTAGACCATTACGAAACTTATACTTCATATATTAATTATAGTAATGATGGGTTAATGTATCAAGAAAGAGTTCCAATGGTAATTGCACCTACATCAGGAACAATAGTTAGTACAGAATTTAATGTTTTTGAAAATAATGCTTTATATGATACATTATTATATACTTGCATTTTAACTCCTGAGTGTGAACAAAAATACAACCCACTTGCTTTAGATTTTGTAAATAGATTAGGTGGTAAACAAACAATGACTTTATTTAAAAATAGTACACAAACTATTAACGTAAAATCTTCTGATTATAATACAAACAATTTTACAAACAACTATCCTACATATAATAAATATATAGGTCAAAAAAGAATATTTAATAAAAACGGAACTAAAACTATTAAGTGTAATACAGGTTGGTTTAAAGAATCTGATAATGTTAATATACAAGATGTGTTTTTATCAGAATTACTATATTTAACTTCTGCTGATGGTACTATTGACGCAGCAGTTACTTTAAAAAATAGTTCACAACAATTTAAAACGCATTTAAACGATAAAGTAATTAATTACGAATTAGAGTTTGAAGTAGCAAGTTCATTAATAAACAATGTAGTATAATGGTAAGTGTAGAAATATATGTTAAAACCCCAGTTAATATTGTTAATACAATTGGTTTTACTGCCGATACAACTATTTACACAGCAGATAATGGTATTATTACAGCAGATAAAACTTTAGAGGTTATAAATACTAATGGTGATTATTATACTAGATTAGATTTGTTTAAAGATGAAAAAATAAGTTTAAATTCATCAATACAAAATGTGAATGATTTGAGTAAAGTATTTACTGATTACTCACAAAGTTTTACTGTACCTGCTTCTAAAAATAATAATCAAATATTTAACTACTGGAATGAAAGTGGGGTTAACGAGGGTTTCGATCAACGTATTAGATATGATGCTATTATAGAAATAAACTCAATACCATTTAAAAAAGGACAGATACAAATAGAGAAAGCAAACGAAAAAGATAATAGAATAGAAAGCTTCTCAATTACTTTTTATGGTAAAGTAAAACAAATTAAAGATTTATTTAAAGAAGATAAACTAGCTGTTTTTGATTATAGTAGTTTAAATCATCCTTATACTTTTGATGAGATTAGAAAAAGAATTGATGGTACTATCGTAGATAATGTTAGTTATCCTTTAGTAGGTAACCAAAACAAATATGAATACTTAACAGGTGGAACAAATGATGTTTCTGTAGGTGGTAGTATAGCTAAGTCAATAGTTTATACTGACTTGTTTCCTGCAATACCTGTAAGTAAAATATTTGACTTTATGCAGTCATATTACAATGTTACTTTTACAAGTACACTTTTTAATACTTCTTATTGGAAAGATTTATATTTATATGGTAAAAGAAAAGAACAACAATCTGTTTATACTGCACCTGTTAAAATAAATTATAATACAAAAACAGTTGATACTTTTCCGTCAACACTTTTTGACGCTTTCAATTTATCAACTGATATTGTTACTATAAAAAAATTATTATTAAACCCTTACTACCCTACGTATACAAATCAACAGTATATACCAAAAACTACTGAAGAATATCAAATAGTAGTAAATGTTAGTAATAATACTATCCCTTATAGATTAAAAGTTAAAAATACAAATGGTACTTTAATTCAAGTATTTAATAACTTATTAGGTAATACAACTAATAGTGTTTATGCAGATTTTAACTTGAATAATAACCAAAGTTTTTATTTTGAAGTAGAAAGTGAATCGCCTTTTACATTTACTTCCGAACTTCGCATCTATACTATAATGTATGGACCACATATAAATGCTTTTGGAATGTGGGTTAATACTGGTTTTTGGAATATACAACATTTTTACACTTCTCCTACACAATCAACTACAGAAGAAATAAATATTGGTGATTATATTCCTGATATGAAAATAGCAGATTTCTTTAATGGAATTATAAAGTTATTTAATTTAACTATAACTGCTACAAGTGAAACAGAATTTAATTTAGAGCCATTAGAGTTTTATTACGCTTATGGTAACTATGTTGATATTAATGATTATGTAATTAATGATAGTGTAGATTTAGAGAGAACTAAACTATTTAAAAAATTATCTTTTAGCCACGAAAAATCAGATAACATATTAAATAACTTTTTTAGAAATACTTTTCAAAGAAAATACGATTATGGTGATTTAATTTATGAAGATGACCTTTCAAATGAAAGTACAACTTATGAAATAAAATCTCCTTTTGAAGATGTTATGTGGGAAAGATCTACAGTAGGTAACTTTCAAACTACTTCTATAATTGATAAAGATTTAAAACCTTACAATCCAAAACCTATATTAATGTATAAAAATAACTTACAAAGTTTAGGTACAAGCATTAAGTTATATACAGGTTCATCTTATTATAATTTGAGTACATATCAAAGATTTTCAAACGAATTGTTTTTAAATAATGATATAGCTAGTTTAAATTTTGGAGAAGAACAATCAAGTTGGAGTTTAAGTGCTTTAGCAACTGATAGTTTATTTGCTCTTTGGTATAAAAACTATATTAGTGGTTTATACGATATTCGTTGTAGATTAGTTAAGTTAAAAGCTATTGTGCCTATAACTAAATTAACTGATATTAAATTAAATGATAAAATAATATATAAAGATAAAAAGTATATTATAAACCAATTTACAACTGATTTAACTTCAGGTGAAGTTGATTTTGAATTAATATCTGATTTTAGAACTGTAACAAATTCTGCAAGTGGTACTGATAGATTTGCTTTAAAACAACTATTCACAATAGATAATACAGCACAAGATTTGGAAGTTACTATTTTAAAATTAAATAGTGAATATTACGATGTTAAATATAACCCTACTTCTTATGATAGTTCTGGTAATTATGTAGATGATACTTTTATAGTACCTATTGATGCTAATACTACAGGTGATATAGCATATAAACAAATAGAAATTACATATCACAACCCTGATTTAAAACAATATATAGATATTATACAAAATGCTTAAAAATATTTTAGATTTATTAAAACTGCAAAAAGGTTATGGTTCTACTGAATCAATAGCAATAGCAAAAGGTATAAATAAAATACCAGAAACAACAAAAGAATTAAAACAATACTTAATACGACTAAGAAATGGCAATAACTAAGACAATAGAAATAGATGTAAATTCTAATAAAGCCGAAAGCGAAGTAAAAGACCTTATAAAAGGTTTTGAAAACCTAAACGATAGTGTAAAAGATTTAGGTAAAACAGGCGCTAAAGCTTTAGACAATATAGAAAAGAATACTAAAGAAGCAGAGAAATCTACAAAAACTTTATCTGAAGGTTTTAAAGCTACTGGTGTTGCTATGAAAGCAATGGGTATTGGTCTTATAATTGCAGCTTTTTCTACTTTGAAAGATGTATTTATGTCTAATCAAAAAGTAGCTGATAGTTTTAGTGCTGTAATGGGTACTGTTACAAATGTATTTAGTCAAGTTACAAATATAATAGTTTCTGTAATTGAAAAAGTAAATAGTGCTAGTGGTGGTTTTAAAGGTTTATCTGCTGTTATTAGTGGATTGCTAACATTATCTATTACTCCATTAAAAATAGCATTTTACGAAATTAAATTAACTTTAGAAACACTTAACTTACTTTGGGAAGAAAGTTTATTTGGAGATGGTGATCCTAAAACTATTAAAGATTTAACTAAAAGAATTAAAGAAACAAAAGATAGTTTAATAAAAACAGGTACAGATGCTATAGATGCTGGTAAAAAAGTAGCAACCAATTTAGGTACTGCTATAGGCGAGGTAGGTGCTGTTGTATCAGGAACTATTGATGGTGTTAGTAAAATATCTATTGCTGGTGCTTACGAACAAGCTAAGGCAAATGTACAATTACAAAACACTGCAAAGTTAGCAGAAGCAGAACAAGCTAGGTTAGTTGAACAATACGATAGACAAGCTGAAAAACTAAGACAAGTAAGAGATGACGATAGAAATAGTATTTCAGATAGAATTAAAGCAAATGAAAAATTAAAAGATGTTTTAAATAACCAACAAAACGCAATGTTAGGTCAAGCTAATGCGCAGATAGCAGCTGCACAATCTACACTAGCACAAAACAAAAGTATAGAAAACCAAGTAGCACTTACAAACGCTTTAGCAAATAGAGAGGGAGTATTAGCGCAAATAGAGGGTTTAAGATCAGAACAACAAGCAAACAATTTAGCATTAAGTAAAGAGGCTTTAGATTTAACCAAAAGTAAAAACGAAGCAGAAACACAATTAGCTATTACACAAAAACAATTTAATGCTGAGAGATTAAAAGACGAAGAGGCTATACTATTGGCTCAAAAAGACGCTTTAGAATATACTAAAAAAGCTGATTTAGAAAGATTACAAAATGTAATTGATACAACTAAGGCTGGTACACAAGCTAGAGTAGATGCAGAGAATGAGTTTGCTGCTAAAAAGCAAGAAGTTGAAAATGCTATTACTACTAAACAAGATGAAATAGATTCTTATAGATTAAATAAAAAGTTAGAAAATCAACAAATATTAGCAGATAATGAAGCTTTAAATTTTCAAACTAGATTAGAAGCATTAATAGAACAAGAAAGATTAATTACTGAAGCTACTAATATTTCTGAAGAAGAAAGAACTGCATCATTAAAAGCAAATGCAGAAGCTAGAAAACAAATAGCAAATGCAGAAGCACAAGCTAAAATGGATGCTTTAGATTCTTATGGTAGTGCTTTAGGAAGTATTGCAGGTATGTTAGGAGAATCTACAGATGCTGGAAAAGCTGCTGCTATAGCAAGTACAACAATATCTACTTATAGTGCTGCAACAAAAGCTTATGAATCACAATTAGCTATACCTACTCCTGATGCACCTGTTAGAGCTACTATTGCTGCTGGTGTTGCTGTAGCTAGTGGTTTATTAAATGTTCAAAAAATATTATCTGTACAAACTCCGGGTGGTGGTGGTGGTTCTGCACCTGCTGCTGGATCGGCTCCTGCTGCTCCGAGTTTTAATGTAGTTGGTGCTAGTAGTACGAATCAATTAGCGCAAGTTATGAGTGATAAAGGTATTCCACCTGTTCAAGCTTATGTAGTTGCTAGTAACGTAACATCTGCACAAAGTTTAAATAGAAATATAGTAAACAACGCTACATTAGGATAAATAACAATTTAATATAATATTAATTTTTAAATAAAAACTAAATGAATTTAATTGAGTTAATTATAGACGATAACGAAGAATTGCAAGGTGTAGAAGCTATTAGCGTAGTAGAATCACCTGCAATAGAATCTGATTTTGTTGCTTTAAAAGCAGAAGAAATTAAACTTGCTGAGGTATCTAAAGAAAAGCGTATATTAATGGGTGCTGTATTGATACCTGAAAAACCTATTTATAGAAGAAGTGGAGATACTGAATATTACATTTACTTTTCAAAAGATACTGTAGTAAAAGCTTCGCAATTATTCTTAAAAAAAGGTAACCAATCTAATAGCACTTTAGAACACCAAAAAGCTATTGAGGGTTTAACAGTTGTTGAATCTTGGATAGTAGAGGACTTAACTAAAGACAAATCTGCACTATATAATTTAAGCGTACCTGTTGGTACTTGGATGGCTTCTATAAAAGTTGATAATGACGAAATTTGGAATGACTTTGTAAAAACAGGTAAGGTTAAAGGTTTTTCACTTGAGGGATATTTTGCCGACAAATTAGAATCTAAAAAAGAGTTAAGCAAAGAACTTACAGAAGAAGAAACTTTAATAGAGCAAATAAAAGACGTATTAAGAAACTATGAAAATTAGTTTTGATTACGATGAAACTATCTCTACTAAAAAAGGTGGAGATTTAGCAAGACAATTAATTGCTGAGGGTAATGAAGTTTATATAATATCTGCTAGAAATTTAAAAGTAGGTATGATAGATAGAGCTAAAAGTATTGGTATTCCTGTAAGTAGAGTTTATGCTACAGGTAGTAACGAAAACAAAATAGCTAAAGTTAAAGAATTAAATATAGATATACATTACGACAATAATAGTGATGTTATAAACCAATTAGGAACAACAGGAAAATTATTTACAAACTAATGAAAAACACAGCATATAAAGTTCACGTAGAAGAAGTAACTCAATTTGAAGTAGACAATGTAAATATAGAACAAGGTGCTATGTTAGTTACCGATGAATCTTTATTTATGGGTTTTAATGGAGAACAAGTAAGAGTATACCCACCACAATCTGATAAAATGGGTTTAGGTTGGGCAAGATATGACGATACACAATATGATTCTAATTCCCCTTATGCTTTTACTGCAAATGATTTTATTGTTCCAAATAATTCAGGTAATATAATTAATTCACATATTCATTCTGATACTGCTTTTTATTATAATGATAAATTAAGAGCTGAGTTTGAAAATGATGTATTTATTATTACAATAGCATTTAAAGCTAAAACAGGAAAAGCAAATGAACATATAGAATTATATTTAGAGGGTGGTGGAACTACTCCTTATGATAGAGTAAAAGATGTTATAACTTTTCCAAAAGGAGCTAATGTAGAACATTCTTTTGCTAAAACTTTTCAATATTATGCTGATCAAGATGTAGTAACAAATGGACTAAGTGTTAAAATGATACCTAGTACTTCAGGTGAAATATACGATGTAATTTATTTTATTCAAAGAACTCAAAACCATAAATATTAAACAATGAAAAAAACAAAAAGTAAAACAAGCCCAGAGGGTGGAAAAAGAGGTTGTCTATGTGATGACGGAACTTACAAGGCAGAATGCTGTAATGGAGATTTACAAAATCAAGGTGTAGGTACATTAGTAAGTCAAGGTGTAAGTGAAGTAACAAACACTAATGAAGCTAGAGTTGTCGAAAACTCAAGAGGATAATTAACAAATAAAAATTAATATAAAATGAACGAATTAAAAAATGTAACTAACAAGTTATTTAAAACAGAATTAACTACTCAAAAAGTTGAACTAGGTATAGTACAAGATTCTATTAAAATTGTAGATTCTGCTGAAAAAGGTTTTGAAGGTGGTTTTGCAGAAATATCTAATGCAAAATCTAAAGCAATTCCAGTAATAAAAAATGCAATTTCAAATGCTGAAAAATTTTTAACTCAATTTGAAGAAACTAAAAAAACAGCAAAAGAATTAGGTATTGAATTACCTGCAGATTATTTAAAGCAAGAAACAAGAGCAAAGTTTATTATAGGAGAGTCAAAAGACGTGATAGATTGGCTAAATAAATATTAAACAATGAAAAAAACAAAAAGTAAAACAAGCCCAGAGGGTGGAAAAAGAGGTTGTCTATGTGATGACGGAACTTACAAGGCAGAGTGCTGTAATGGCGATTTACAGAATCAAGGTGTAGGTACATTAGTAAGTCAAGGTGTAAGTGAAGTAACAAACACTAATACAGCTAGAGTAATAAGTAACTCAAGAGGTTAAAAATATAACAAATAAATAATTATTAATTTTTAAAACAAAAACAATGCGTAACGAATTAAACAACATTACGAATAAGTTATTTAAAACTGATTTGGCACAGCATAAAATTGATTTGTCTTTAGTTGATGATGCTAAAAAATTAAGTGATGAATATTATACTAAAACAGATACTTTAAACTCAAACTTAAAAAGTTTATCTGCAGAAGCTAAAGCTATTTTTGATAAAATAGAATATATAGAAAATGTAGTTTCAAAAATGCCAAAAGTAGCAGATGGAATTAATAAAATGGCTAAAGATTTAGGTATAGGAATAGAAAACGTGCCAGAATATAATGCTTTAAATTTAGCTGTAAAAGAAGTTAAAAAATATTCTGATTTAAAAAATAAAATAAAATCATTATTTTAAAATAAAGTATTTAACTAAATTAAATATAAATATGTCAAATGTAATTAATCAAATCAAAACTATTTTGGGTATGGAAGTAAAACTTGCTCAAATGAAGTTAGATAATGGAACGGTTTTAGAAGCTGAAGCTTTTGAAGCTGGTATGCCTGTTTTTATCGTTAACGAAGAAGATCGTATCGCTTTACCTGTAGGAGAATACAAGTTAGAAGATGGTATGATGTTAATCGTAGCAGAAGAGGGTATTATCGCTGAAGTAAAAGAAGCAGAAATGCCTGAAGCTGAAGTTGAAACTCCTGAGGTAGAAGTAGAAGTTGAACAAGAAATGTCAGAATCTGCTACTCCTAAAAAAGTTATCGAATCTACAATTAAAGAATCTCACTTTTCTAAAGAAGATGTAGACGCTTTAAAAGCAGAAATTGAAGCTTTAAAAACTGAATTAGCTTCTTTAAAAGAAGTAAAAGAAGAAG